ATGAAAGAAGTACAACCGATAAGGGATAAAGAGCTTATCGAACGCATGAAACAAGAACTAGCAAAGAACGGTTCCAGAGACGAATTTTTGTTCACGTTCGGTATAAATACAGGTTTGCGAATAAGCGACATTCTGGAACTCAAAGTAGGAGACGTTCGAGGAAAAAAACATATCCCTTTGAAAGAATCAAAAACAAAGAAGAACAGGAGAGTTAATCTCAACCTAGAGCTACGAGAAGCCATTGAGAGCTTTACAAACGGGATGGGTGACTCCGACTATCTCTTCAAGTCTAAAAGGGGAAATACACCCATTAAAAGGGTTCAAGCGTACAAAATACTTAATAAGGCAGCAAAAAAAATTGGTGTTGAGGAAATCGGCACGCATACGCTTAGAAAAACATTTGGATATCACTTTTATAAAAAGACTGGCGATATCGCTATGTTGCAAGAAATCTTCAATCATTCAGCACCATCTGTAACGAAAAGATACATCGGTATCAATCAAGACGAGATAGACGAAGTAATGAATGATTTTCATTTATAAGTGTCATTCTTACACTCTTGAAAGGTGAGAATGACACCACGAAGGGGGCAAAATGATGGCTAGAGGTTTAGGGGTGGATTTGCCAGCGGAAAAGAAAATGGAACTAGAACGAATGGCAGACGAAACAGGCATGACACAAACCGCATTAGTGAAACTAGCAACAATATCATTGCTGGAGAACTATAAAGCAAAAGGATCATTCGTTTTCGTTGATCTATTGAATCCAGAACATAAGGAAGGAGGAAAGAAAAGATGAGCATAAGTAAGATTAGAAGTTTACTCTATTTAGCTGCAAGAATACTAGGCGATATAAACGCCGTAAGAAGGGGTAAGGTTAAGCAGCGTATAAAGAACAGAATTAAAGGGAAAATAACATCGAGAGTATTCAAATAGAATGCAAAAAGAACGGGAGAATGGGTATTGTTCTTCCGTTCTTTTTATCTTTTAAACATGTCTTTCACTTGCTGCCATTTACTCTTTTTTTTTTGCTCTTCTTCAATGGCTGCTGCTTTTTCTTCTTGCGTTCTACGTAAGTTTTCCAATAGCATTTTATCACGTTTTTCCATGTGTTCTTTCTGTTCTCTTAAAAGATTGTTCTGTTCTTCTAATCTTTTTTCGATTTTTTCAAGCAATTCATCATTCATTAATCTCTGCTTTTCTTGGTTTTCTTTCATCATTCTAAAAATCATTTGCTCCAGAACTTCTATAGAACGATTATCCATATTTTGAACGGGTGTCGCTACGTCGCTCCCTCCTTCATCATCGGAGTATCTCTCCACAACTCTTTTAGCTGCTTCTTCTCTAGTTAGTTTTTTCTTTTTATAAAGAGTTTGGAAATGTGCGAGTGCAATAAGATCCTTATCAGTGAACGCCCTAGAATCCATTGAACCCTTAATAAATGTATACCCGTTCTTTTCTAATTCCATACAATATTTTCTTAAAGTACTTTCTCCTATATTTAATCGTTGTGCTACTTCATGATTCCAATAAGCCTTTTCTATATCAGCCAAAAAAAACACCACCAAAACCCGTTCTAAATTCACTATATATTACATTGACACGTATCATAAGAATCAATTAAACTAAAGTTGTAAATTCCAGAAATGGCTACCCAATCCATGTGAATCTGGAATTTACAACTAGGGCGTTATATTGAATATATCATTTTAACCGATATTTTTTAATATAGCGCTTCTCATTTTGTTCAACTAATAGGACTATATACTTATTGGAAAAAATTTCTTGTGCCTTTTTGCCTATTTTTTTGCTATTGTGGCATTAATATGGGTTATGATAATCTTATATAAGAACAAACGTTCGTTAAAAGGAGGATTTTTTTAGTGTATTTAAAGACTATGACAGCGAAGGGCAATAAATATATTTATCTTTATTGCTATTCAAACGAAATTAGGGAGGAGAATCCTAGAAATAAAGAAAAAAGGCTCTACTCTTTTGGGAGAAATGACGTTGCTTTAGTTAGATTGAAAAGTTGGAAGAAAGATTTTTCTTCTTTTCCAGATGATTTAAAGAGTCTAGGTTGCACAAAAAGAGATTTAATTGATTGGATCAGAACATTGGAGACTGGTATAACAAAGACGGGAAAAAGATTTAAAGCGGTCATTTAAATTTTTTGGCGAAATCTAGTAAAATACATTTGCTTTTTCTACGGACGAAAAGTATAATTAACATAGAAAAAAGGATGTAACAGTTTGGTCGCCGTTCACATCCTTTTTTCTTATCAACACCTTGCAATAGGGCAAAGAAGTTTATAATGAAATTGTACGTAGAAAATATAATTTCATTATAAATTTTTTCCTTCCTAGTTGCAAGTGGTTTAGGTTTCGCCCAAATAAACCCGCAAATATAGGAGGATTTTTTTATGAGCTTTAAAGGATTTGAAAGTCCAAATTTCACACAAATACCTAATGATTATTTAGACTATACAGTTAGTCCAGAGTGCGATTTATCCACTTTAGAAATGCGTATAATGAATTTTTTCTTTAGAGAGACTTACGGATGGCAAGAAAAAACAGCGCAGTTGGTTGCTTCAGTCACTGATTTTCAATCGTTATTTAACATCCAAAAAAGAAAAAGTATCACAGATGCTCTAGATCGTTTAACTAATGAAAAGCATTTTTTACAAAGTGTACAAGTCAAGCAACTGCCAGAACGAACAAAACAAAATATCAAAAAGATTGTAAAGAGAAACCTACATCCAGCTCAAAAATTATATAGATTGAACTTAATCGAATATAAAGATCGTAGTTGGGATAACGTTAGGAATTGGGAGAATGAAGAGACAAAAGAACTGAAACAAGAATTCCTTGTTGTGAAAAGAGAAAAGTCGGAGTCTAAAAAATCTAATGGTTACCAAGAGGTACCTATTAATGGTTACCAAGAGGTACCTATTAATGGTTACCAAGAGGTACCTATTAATGGTTACCAAGAGGTACCTATTAAAACTCTTGAATCCGTTGGTAATAAAGGAGATTCACATATCCTAAATAAAGGTTTAAATAAAGGTTTAAATAAAAGTTTAAATAAAGATATCTATCTATCAGAAATAGAGGAATCTATTTTAAGTAATCCTACTAAAAAATTACTCTTAAACAAGATTGATAGATTGAAATATCATTCTATTAATATTTCTCAAATTATTAGCCACTTACTAGCTAAAAAAGATTTAGTAAATGAGCATCAATATATAAACACATTGATATGGGCATTAGACAATCAGAATGAGCCTATAAGAGATTATTTTGTATTTATGGATATTTGCATCAATAATTACATTAAAATGCAAAATAAGCATGCTTCTGTAGTTAAAAACACAAATCCAGTTAGAAAAGAAATTGTTCCAGAATATATATTAAATCCTATAAACGAACAAAATAACAATAATGATGTAGAAGAAAGTGAAGAAGTCAAAATGAAGAGAGAGGAATTATTGGAAAGAATTAAAGCATTAGGGGAATAAGTAAAAATAATTCAACTGATTAGAAGGGTGTGGCTTTTTGTATGAAAAAAGTTGGTTTTATAGTAAAAAATACAAAAAGAGTGAATGGGAAAGAGTATGAATATTTTTATCTTAGGAGATCAGACAGGTTGAAAGATAAAATGCAAGGTAGAAAGAAAAAAGAAACTAATTTATATAATTTTGGTAATAGAAATAAAACATTAGAATTGTTAAATTCGTGGGATGAAAATTCAAAAAATCTGCCGCTGGAATTGGTGGATTTGGGATACAATTCAGAAGATGTAAAAAAATGGATTGAAGAAGTTATGAATAGATAGGCTAACGAAAAACGTGAGCAATATTAATATAAGTATATATTTTATTGTCGACGGCTTTTTAACTCGAAATGTTGATTTCTAGAGTGGGATTTTGATTTGAAATAACAAGATTTTGGTTTGGAGGTCGTTTATAATTTTGGAGATTTTTCTTTTTGTGGAAAATATATCTTTAGAAATTTCTTCTAAAAAAATTGCAAATTTTAGTGGTTTTGCGACTATACAAGACAATTTTCGTGCTTTATAGTAATAACCATAGAAACGCAAAAAAAATATCGTTGCAGTCCTACAAAGAGCGCCAACTCCTTGTAAGGATCACTAGGTAAGCGAATACCGAGCAACCAATTTCTCACTACAACGATACTATCATTATATCGATGATGGTTTAGTGTGTAAATAGAAAAGGGATAGGTATGTCTTTCACTTAGTGGAAAAATGTACCTATCCCTTTTTGTGTTTCTGGAAAGGAGTGATCGAAATGAATGAAAGTGAAGTTATTATCAATAGTCCCATCGATACGAGAGAAATGACCGTTTTCGAGACGGAAAAAGGTAACATACATATCATTCACGAGGTCACTTTGGGAGATTTGTTAGTATCCACTATACTTGCAGCGCTGCTCATTTTTGCAGTGATTAGTAACGTGATAAGGAGGTAAGGCGCATGTACGACATGGTTTCGTTCACTCCGAAAGATATTGTCATTATGTATGTGATTTTCATGGGAGCTTGCGTACTGACTTACCCGATTGTAGAGCTACTAATCAATGCTGTAAAAAGGGGTTCTGACAAATGGAAATAGGCGGTCTAATGGCATATGCATTTAAAGTCTTCTTAGGTAATCCCGACATTATGGTCAGCCTAATCACATGGACTGTCTTAGTTACCTTATTTCTTACCATTTTGGAAGTGAATAAGAAATTAAAACAGTAGAAGGGAGAGAGAAGCTTTGAATCTTAGCGGTATATGGGATTGGTCTTTCTTCTGGGATAGTTTCGGATACTTTTTAAAAACAGCTGCTAATTTTTTAATGATTATCGTCGCCATTATAGCAGTGGGTATGTTGCTCAATGTAGTAATTAATGCCATCCGAAACGGTAAACAGACGTAGCAATGGAAGGCATACCAAAAATTAATTTCTTTACAGCCGAGAGAATGCAAGAGTTTTGGGGTTATGTGTGGATGCTTATGTCTACAGTCAACCCAGCAATCATGTTAGTGATTTCTCTTATGGCAGTGGGGATGTTAATTACAGTAGTAATCAATGCATTTAAACAATCAGCGAAAGAAAAAGACGACGATGATGATGATTTTGAAGTAAGGCATTATTAATTACTAGCTTTGCTAGTTTTATAACAAAACAAACATTTTAGGAGGAATTTTATTATGAACTTAGCATTAGGTGCAGCAATCGACTTTACAGGAATTGAACTACCATTTACGGTCAATGACCTTATCTCTTCCGGATCACAATTATTATTGTGGATTGGATCATTCGTATTACTAGGTCTTGCATTCGCATTCGCTCCGAAGTTAATCTCACTTATCGTTGGTGCGTTCAAGCGTGGCGCAGGAAACGCAAAAGGTTAATAGCCTTTAACTTTAAAAGGGAAGTAGTTAAGGCTGCTTCCCTTTTTCAATAGCGAAAGGGTGAGGTTTATTAATGTATAAGAAATTTAGCGTTTTAGCGCTAGTCTTAATTGTTCTATCGTTTCCTAACTTTGCAGCAGCAGCCACCGTTAATTATGAATACTTTGGTACATCAAACGGAACGGAATCGGGTTATTTAAATCTTAATACGAATAAGTTTGATCCAGACGAACATTTCACCGATGTAACGGTAGTAGGCGAAGGACGAGGAAGAGTTGAGTTCTACACCGTAGGTTCGAATGGCAGTATCGATTCAAGCAACCCAGTTGCTAGTGGATCAGTGCCCGGGAAGGTAAATGGAGCAAGGGGAGCGCAGTGGTTCAAAATCTTTTCGGAAGATGGAAAAGAGCTGCATGCAACAGTTGCTCACTCTACCGCCCCACATGCTGAAACGATTATATTCGGCGATGGAGGATATTCGGACGGTTCGGACAGTGGCGGAGATAGTGGGGGCGGCAGCGGTGGAGGGAATCAAACTTGTACTATTTCAAATCCTTGCGCGGTCTTTGAATGTCCAGAATGGGATACATACATGAGTAAGATTAGTCAGATAGCCAATTCCATTCCTCAAATGCCGAATTGGAACATCGTTGCTGGAACATTTGCGGATGAAATAGCTCCAAGAGTGAAAAGCGATATGACGAACTTATTTAATAATACGATGGCCCCACGTTTAAAGGCGGATATGACAGACGCCATGAATTCCGTTTTTGGAAAGTCTCCAAGCTTGCCAAGTGCGCCAGATATGCCAGAGTTGATGAAAGATTTAGACCTGGACGCGCCAACAGGTGAAGAAGCGGACGGGTTGGGAGAATCGACTTTTACAAAAGATGATCTGAAAAACGATGCAGAAAAAATTAAAGTAAGAGACGATCCGACAGGGGGGTTTGACATCAATAATCCATTAGATGATTTGGACCCGCCGAAACTAACACCGAACGAACCAAATAATGATGCTCCTGTTCCGAAGGAGCCAGAAAACAATACGCCAATACCAACGGACGAATTGCCAGAACCCCCAACACCAACAGAACAGGAGAATAAAGCACCGACTCCAAAAGATGAATCAGCAAAACCGCCTGTTCCGTCAGAAAGTTCGGGTTCTCCACCTATTCCAAGTGATTCGCAAGGTAGCCCGCCCGTTCCGAGTGATGGCGATTGGAAAGTACCGATACCAAGCGATAGCGGGGGTTCCTTCCCTATTCCAAGTGGTGGGGATTCTGGTTATCCAATACCAAGTAAATAGAATTTAAGAAGGTGAGAATTTGATAAAAAAGATAGTTTTAATGTTTTGGTTAGTTTTCATGTTATTTCCTTTAAAAAACGCGTTTGCATATAGTGGAGGACTACTTAACGGGAAAAGTATGGATGTCATAACAAGCAACGGATTTAAAAACATTACTAATTCGATTACAGATAATAATTTAACTACTGGAGTGCCCTTAACTAATTACATTAGTAATGATTCGAGTCTGTTAAGAGAAATATATTATGAATTTAATGGTGTAGCGAATATAAATAGAATTTACTATTCCACAAGTAATACTACGACAGGCACTTTTACAGCGAAATTTTATAATGAAAATAATATATTAATATCAACAGTAGAGCTAAATAAAAATTACACTGGTTTTCTAAATGTGTCTATAAATAGAGTTAAAAAAGTGCAATTAACACATAGTTCAAGCACTCATTCTATACGTGTTTATGAATTTGATGTGTTTGGCGAAGTTGATACTAGCGTGAACTATAAGGAAATATCAAATCTATCAAGTTCGGTGAAAAATAATCATGTTAATTTAACATGGGAAAACCCTATTAGTACTGATTTTCAAAACAGTAAAATTTATAAAAACAATAAACTTATAGCGACATTAGATAAAAATACTAGTTCATATAATGATGAAGGGTTGGATTTTGATACTACCTATAATTATAAAATCACATCCGTTTATAGCGATTTATTTGAAACAACAGGAGTTTCGACGAAAGTTACCACTGAAGAAATACTAAAAATTAAAGAACTGGAAGCAGAAACCCAGTTTAATCGAGTCGATTTATCTTGGAGGAATCCTAATAATTCAGAATTTAAGCACATTAATATTTATAGAGATAAATTAGAAGAACAAACAGCACTTCAAACATTTTTTTCAAGTGAAAAAGTAAAATCTGCTGCGAGTACTAAGATATTTGAAACAAATGGTACTTATTTTAATGATTTGACCGTAGAACCAGAAACTAAATATGGATATACACTTTCTATAACTGATACAAACGGCAAAGAAACAGCATTTACAGACATTACGGTAAATACTCCGATAGAACCTCCACCGATTTTAAAAGATGGTTCTTTAGAAGAACAAGAAAATGGAGATTATAAATTTTCATGGACTGAACCCACAAATGGAAAGGTAAGAATTGTTGTTGGTGGGAAAGAATATGCCATGGTGGAAGCTGCTGACAAACAAATAATAATACCAAAATCAGATATGAAATATACGCCTATAGGTGATCCAGATGTAATAGCAATACCAATTTCGGAAACTGGCAAAGAAGGGGGAGCGGTCAAACCACCATCTAGTATTCAAGAAATAGAATTACCATTTGGAGTAACAGATCTATTAAAAAGCGGTTCTGGGTTGTTGTGGTGGATAGCTCCATTTGTTTTATTAGGTCTTTCTTTCTTATTAGTCCCTAAATTAAGAAATCTAATTGTAAAGGTTGTTCGAGGAAAAAAAGAACCTATCGAAAGCGAAACAGAAAGAAGAACAAAGGCAGAGTATCTAGAAAAAGAAAAAATAGAATCGGTTAAAACGGAAAAAGAGCCGAGAGAGAGTAAAAAAGATCGTGTTGAAAAACAAGGGAAAAAATTACGGTCGGTAAGAGTTCGAGAACGTCAAACAAAAGAACCGAAAGACAGAAGGGAAAGAGCGTTGAAAGAACCCAAAATAAGCCGTATCAGCAGAGAAACAAGGCAACCGAGACAATCATCTAATCGAACAAGAGAAGCAAGGGAAGGAAGGCAATCCGAGCGAGTGCAAAGAATGCCGAGAGAACCAAGACAAGGGAGGTAGTATATATGTCAACTGAATTGTTGCAAGGTTTGATAGAAGTAATATTCAAAGGGAACTTACTCTATCTATCTCCTATTCTTTTTATTTTGACGGTTGTGATTTTTGCAGACAATCTTATCGATTTAATCGGACGAGCTTTAAATACAGGTAATGGCAGCGGCAGAAGGGGTCGCTATTAATGGGAATTATAGGCGACGCTTTTGGTAAGTTGTTTTCCCTTATATGGCAGGTTGTATTGTGGCTTGCGGAATTTATAACACAAGTATTTCAAAACATCATTGATATCTTAACTACTATTTTTGAATTTATTTACTCTTTGATCGATGCCGTTCTTTATCTGCTCTATATGATAGGTGTTTTAGCAGTAAAATTGTTTCTGGTCATATTCAATGCAGCTAAATTGCTATGGTCATTAGTAGTTGGGTTTGGAAATACTTTGGCCAGTCTTAGTTATAGTCCTCGATCAAGTGGTGGTCATGGATATAGCGAAGTGACAGGGAAAATATTCAGCTATTTAAAAGTTTTGCAGCTGGATGTTTTCGCTTATGTCATGTTGTTTGCTCTGTGGTTTATAACAGCCATTGCAGCAATAAAATTAATCAGTTCAATAAGGGTGGGTGGTGACTAAATGGAAATGCGAGAAGTGTTTAGGAGTTTCCTAGACAAGATTTTTCAGCCGCCTATCACTTTTCTTGATTTAGCAATAGAAAGATTGCAAAGCGTTAACTTAGTAATAGCGCAAGGATTAGATATAGGACAATATTTTTCAGTCTTTGGAGACTTGCCGTCATCATGGCAGCTAGTTATTTCCTCCATTTTAATTTCCTCCGTTTTCCTTGGTGGATTACTAATTTTTAGATCAGTTATGAGAATGTACTACAGCGTGAAAGAAGGTGTTAAGTGGTGGTAGATGCATTTATTTATATGTATTTTGTTGGATTCGGAACGAGTTTAGGGATTGCTACAGTAGCATGGATCGGCTGGAAAGTTGTAACCCGTCAAAAAAGCAAATTAACTAAGAAAAAAGGAGCGTTCGTAAGATGAGTTTTTTCACAAAAAAAGAAGAAGATGATTACACATTTGAAACAAGAGATATATTAATTGTCTTTGATGATGAACAGAAAACATCAGATATATGTACCATTTCCCATATTGACCATGAAAGTGTGATTGTTGCGGGGAAATATAAAATTCCTTTACTAGATTGTGTTGTTACAACGGGATTAGATGGGCGTAATTATTTTTATAATGCGCCTACTCAATCTATTTTAGAGACAAAGAGATTAGCAGAGTTAGAAAGAAATATGGTTCTGGAGCAAATTACATCTTACCGTCCTCCAGTGTTACCTAGCAGCATGGATTGGACAAAAGGAATTCTTGTTGGTCTATTGTTTGTTGCCATTATCGGATTGATGTTCTAGGGGGAACGAAAATGACAGAAGAAGCTATTCGGAAAATTTATGAGCTTAGAGGAATCATAAACGCTGCTAATGATTTAGTTAATCATGATCAAGAATTCGATCATCCATTAATAGAAAGTATTTCGGACAAAATGAAAGAAGTTATGAGTTTGATAGAAAAATAGAGTGTCGGAGAAACGCTCTACAACGAAATTAATTTTACTTTTACGGGGAGTTGTTCACTAAATGTCACAGAGCAACGGAGAAAAATTGCAATCAGCGATTGGGGATGACTTATTTCCAACCGTCCACCATGTTTCAGATGTGAAACAGGTTTTAGAAGAAATGAAGAGTACGGCTCAAAATTTAAGAGAGCCACAAATAAAAGCTTTATTACTCTTAAAAAACATGGGAGAAAACAAATACCTTCATCCAGAAGGAAATCCATATAAAAAAATTGTTGAGTTTATTTTTGAAGGGAAAGTACATGTTGCTTCGCCGGATTACTATTTAGATGCTATCGAAGCGTTAATTCCGAAGCCACCTAAGCCGATCATCATGGCAGAGAAAGGATTGAAAAAATAATGGCCCATCATTTCGTTATACAAGGACCTTTAGGGGGAGGGAAAACTTTCTTAGCTTCTCTTTTAGCTCATTGGTGGAAAATCAAAACAGAAAGAGCTGGGGGGAAGGTAGATTTATATTCTAACTACGAGTTACTAGATAGCTACCCCATGAGTCATTATACAGATTGGTACAAAGTAGCAGAAAGCCAAGGTAGTATTTGCGTTTGGGATGAAGCGTACACTGCATTTTCAAACCGAAAATGGAGTAATTACGGACAAGGAATAGTTACTGATGTTTTGATGTTAACTAGGAAAATGAAATCGATACAGTTTTATTGCACGCCATCTATTAATTTTGTGGATTCAAGAATAAGACAAATTACAGAAGTGTTAATAACAGCTAAAAAAATAGGCGATAAAGGTTTTGCTTATCATTTTCAAGACTATCAAACAGGCGAATTTATGATGAAGCAATTCTTGCCAATGTGGAAGGCGAAAAAAATCATGGCGTGTAACTTATACGATACCGATACCATGGTTCAATACTTCCCCGTACCATCCAACGAAAGGGAAGGAAGTAAATTCTTTGAGACGCTCGAAGAAATCCATAACAGACATAGAAAGAGAAAGGGGAAACCATTAAATGAACTTGAAAAAATACTCACTAGTGCCAACTGA